GGATTGTATTTAAAGAATACTTCCAATTTCAGATAGGAGTATTCCGGATCCACAATCACAGGAGTAATAGAAACAACATTCTTACCTTTTAGGATTGTTGAAGTAATTTGGTTCTTTTGAACTTCATTCAATACGGTTCCATCGGGACCATTCGGCTTAATTGAAATGTATACCTTACCGTAGTTTGGTGTTACAGAGTCCTCACCACCCCAAACTGAAATTGAACTAATACCACCAAACTCCTTAAGGATGATTGCACGGTAATCATCGGCGGTTACCGCACGATTTTGAGATACAAAGGTAATCGGAGCATTGAATTTGATCGATTCAATGGTCTCTCTTTCGGCGCCGCCGTAGGTAAGTGGAGCAGCAGTAAGTAAAGTTGTCGCAACATATTCCTTGGAGTAACCTTGAAAGGTACCATAGATTCCTACATTGTCGTATGCATTCACAACGGAGCCATTATTTGCTGCCGGTCCGCTGGTATAAATGTATTCTACTTCAACAATCTGATTCGACTGCGGTCTATTACCAAGAGTATCATCTCCGAAATAGATTTCATACTTGCCACTTGCGTTCTCTTGAATAAAGTAAATGAGAGATTCCGGACCAATGTTCAGAAGAGTGCTGAATTTGGTATAGATGGTGTAATCGTTGGATGTTTCGTTGGCTTTTAAACGGACGCGGAGTGTTGTTGTATCAATATTGGTGTCCGGAATCTCAAATTTTTGTGAAGGTAACGAAGTATCTACGCGATACAACATTCTCTTTAGAGTACCTTCCTTCAGCGTAACTTCATCAAACACATATTTATTTTCTGAATTACGTGCCGCCGTAAGAGGTTCAAGATTTACAAAATTGTACTTTGTGGAATCAATAATTGAGGTGAATCGAGTGCCACGGTTCAATTGGAGCTCGGCAGGAGCATTTAATAGATTGGAAGGTGATACGACAACCTTAACCTTAGCGGTTGAGGCAAGGGTGGAACGAGGAGTATAACCTAAAAGTTTGGCATGTGAAACAACATTGCCGCGAATCTGAGCCGTATCCAGAAAGGTCTCATTCATTGAGAAGTGAGCCAGCATCGCATTGTAATGCGTGTTATACGCCAGCACGTCCAAAAGTACCGACAGACCCGACCCCTCAAAGTTCCAGTCGTTATATTTTGACTGAAGTTTAAAGTGCTCCTTGATGTTTGCTTTGATCTTATCAAAGTCTAATTCGGTTACATTAAATTGTGCCATATGAAAATGTTTTAACGAAGACGTACTAAATAAACTGAAATGTTGACCTCGGTATCAATGGTGATAACGCGGAAGCCAATGGTAACATGATAACGATTGCGGTCGGAATCATCAAGAATCTGAACGGTAACCGAATCGACCCGAGGCTCATATTGAGCAATGACTCGTTTAATAGATTCACGAATGGAGACCGCTGTAAGACGGTCGGCTGGTTCAAAGAGTAATGCTCGGAGATTGGATCCGAGTTTCGGTTGGAACGGACGCTCATTGTAATTAGTAAGAATCAGATTCTTTACCGACGCCTTTACCGCATCAATGTCAATTAATGGGTTAATGTCGCCAAGCTGTCCTTCTTCTCTCACAATAGGATACAGTTGCAGAGATAGATCCAAATCGCTATATTGACGGTTCTTGGAGACAATAGCCGCTCTCCGTGCCAATACGGATTTATCTGACAGTGGATCTTGTAGCGTAATTGCCATGAGTTAGCTATTTATAAGTGTTTACCCACAGTTAACCGTAGCGGTAGATGCTGCAACGTGACCGCAGGACGCCTTATCACCTGCTCTCGCCACACCCTTTCCTCCGATAAAAACCTTAGTGGATTTTTCTACCATTTTGGCACTGGAGTGTGCTCCCACTCCATGAGACGCAATAGGATCCTGGTCGACCACAATGGCTTTTCCATTGGCAAATACGGTTGATTGAGTCGCCGTAACCTTGCCGCCAACAGTGCTTTGATCTAATAGTACGGCTGGCATATTACTTTGGATTGTAACTTGGGTTGTTCTTTTTATAGTTGGCGTAATCAATCAAGAGATTCTTATTCTGGTCAAGGATACTTTCGGTAATGTTAAAATAGTTTGATGGATATTTTTTGAATACTGGATCGGTATCCAATTTCTTTTTATCGGCAATGTATGCTTCGTCGTTAGGATCTATTAAATGCTGTTCATACACTCTACGCCAATCAACAGCCCAGGTTAGAACATACGTTTTATCAATGTAAATCTTAGAGGCGACCTGATATGTATTTTTAACCGCAATTTCTTCGGCAGTAAGTAAGCCTGCAGCCTCCAATTGGTCGGAGCTCATTCCAAAATTTCTCATCTTATTGCCAAAAACATCAATAGGTGTTTTGCCATTAATACTTGCATCAAACTCTTTTTTGGCTTTTTTATTATCAGCCATAATCGGCAAATAGACCTGGCTGCGATATGGGTCCGATACCTTATCCAAATAGTCCTTTAATACCTGAAATGAAAGACCCGCGCCGCTTATTGTGGTATCAGAGGTGTTGTCCACAACGGTCGGAGTTACGGAAGCAGCTATTGGTGGGCTTTCATTTGGGATAATTGCCGTCTTAGCATCAATTGAAACGGCTCCTGTTTGTTGATCAATTTTAATGTTCGGTAGGTCTTGGCAATAGTCCAATGGAGTTTTGCTCAATAGGTCGGTCGCCTTTGTGATATAACCTTCAAGACCCGGCACCTTCCCCTTCCAACGATTCAATACTGCTGCAATTGTTGCGGGAGATGGATTGTCCTTTAAAGAAGCTAAATCGGATTGGAATGAATAAAACTCTTCGATCTTTGGTTGAATTGCCAACAGTTTTTCATTTGCCGTATTGATTAAAGTTCCCAATGTTCCAAGAGCACCTTTACCGCTTGCAAGCTGATCCTTAATTTTATTTTGGACCAGTGTTAAAGCATCGAGAGCAGGATTCTGTCCGCACGGAAGATTGACAGAAACTATACTTGTCGGGATACTCGGAAACTGCGGTACCGATGGAATCGACGGGATGGATATATTCTGTAATGTAGCCATTTTAGTTCAGATTGATTGTTGAACCGTTAATTGTTACGGTACCGGAAGCAGTGACTCCGATGGTCGATGAACCATTTACCGAAATGGCTCCTGATACTGTGGTGTTCTGAGTTGAGCCAAAGGTCTGAGTTACGGCGCCATCGATTGTCATATTGAGTGTTGAAAGAGATTCAATCTTCATATATTCCTTTGACACGAAAACCAAATGACCATTGGTAGTTAGTTCAAGGTGTGAACCAGTGAACTCCTGTCTCTTACCCACAACAATATGACTATCGTCTCCACCAACAAATAGATCTAAATTCTTACCAACTGTTTCCGATTTATCCTTATCAATGAGGACGGTAGCATTACCGCCGATACGTTCAATAGAATTGGAGGTGATATTCGATGCATATTCCTGACCGATTTCAATCTGTTCCGATTTGCCAATTTTGGACTGACGCGAGCCTTTAATGTATTCCGTCTTGTTACCTTCAACCTCAAGATGGTAGTTACCCTTTACAAGATGTCTGAAGTCTCCATCAACAGTAAGATTTGCCGAACCTTTAATGTAGATGTTGTCGCCGCCTATAATGACGGTATAATTATCACCCACAATTGTTGTGGTTTTATTGCCTGCATAATCAATTTCATAATAGGTTCCCGACTTATGCATCTCGAATAGACGTTCGGATCCAGAACTGTCATCCATTTCCTTAACGTGACCGGATTCGCTGTGATACGAATGGTTCTTTGGATAGATTGGGTTCACAACGGTATCAACATCCCAATTGCTCCAGGTGTTTCGTGTGTAATAGGAACTTGCTTCGGGGACGGCAACCGATGATAGTTTACCGGGAATTGCTGTCTCAATCTTTTCTTGGCGAAGCTGTTTGCGCTTCACATAACTTTCTGTATTGAAAAAATCACTTCTGGATTCTTTGGGTAGATCAATGTCGCCCGGAGTAATTGGATACACATTCCTTGGATCAGAGAAACCCTTTAATGGATTTCCACCCATTGTCATTGACGGAACCGTGCCCATCACAATAGGATCCTGTGCAGATTTACCATCGCGGAAGAAACCTATCACCCATGATCCCTGAAGAACGCCCGTCGCCGATTGTCCAATACCACCCATACCCGCGGAAGTAATGGGAGTCATTACTAATGCCCATGGAAGTGATTCGGTCGGAATCTCGCTTTTATCATCCGTGTGATAACCAAAACAACGCACACGGACTCTACCCATTTGCATAGGGTCGATGATGTCTTCAACGACACCGGTAAACCAAGCAAACTCGCCGCCAATATATTGATCAAGACTGTTCATATACGAATTGTTCTAAATGAAAATGGCAATGAATCCTTCTTCAGTTTAAGGTCCATTGTGTATTCCTCCGAGAATTTGTGCGCAACCGCTGTTACCACATATTTACCAGAAAAGAATTTGTCCTGAACATCATCGCCTTTACTGTTATCATTCTGTACGGTTGCTTCAGGGTCGATCGAAGGTGCAATACTTAGATTGATTGCGACACCGGAATTGACTTTAAAATCACCAGCAAGAGATATGTCATGGATGATTGAATCGAGGTTTTCGATGTGTGCTTGAGCCTTATTGATTGACCCATCCAGAGTCGGAGCATGGTAATTACCCTCGACGCCGTTAAAAGCATTATAGTTGGTCGATATAAAATTGATTTTGGAGTTTGGATAGCTGGCCATAGTCTCATCCGTATCCTCGGGTGAAAAGAATGGCGACAGAATTTCATTCGCGTCCACCGAACTCATCTTCTTAAAGTCATTCTCGTAGTTAAAAACACTACGAGTAAGAGTCTTTGTAGAAAGGTCCAAATAGTTTGTGGTGGAAGCATATGCTCCATTGGAACCTGCAATATACTTCGACATTCTAAAGTCGGAGCTCATAGTGAGAATTCTCTTTGCACGTTCCTTATAGTCGGCTTCTATATCGGCATCATTCTGTCTGTCGGACTGGAAGAACTTACCATCTTTATATTCTTTGTAGGATCCTCGTGATACCATATCGGTCTGAGAGTCCAAGCGGATGTCCCCATTCAATGTCTGATAGCAATAAAAAGGGCTGCCTTTTTCATCGTATGCTCTCCGTAATGCCCAAAAGATGGCGTCCAAGGGATTCATATTCGGAACAATGAACTTAGCCGAAACGGTAGCTGCACTGGAGATAAACACCTTTTTAGGATCAACACCTAAATCGGTAATAAGTACGCCTTTTACAAAATCACCGATGTTTCCAGAATACGCGCGAGAGATACGTTTCAACTTGGAAATAAAAGCAAACGGTGAGATTGCAGTAATACTGTAAACCTGCAAACGGTTATTCATCTTACCGAGTAGAGGGTATTCACTCACAAAGAAATTCAAATCAATGACTTCCTCATCATATGAACCAAAGTCTTTGCGGGCAAGGACAACATTAATCTTTTCCTGACCAGTGAATTGGTACTCTTCAACAAGATTCACAGGATCCTTTACATTCATTGTGAGAACCAAGGATGATCTATAGATGCTTTCTGTAATCGTAAGGTCGGTTACTAATGATCTAATATCAGCCTGGTCGCCAGAATGATTCGTAATGGTGACTTGCTGTAATGAATACGCCGTGGGCAATAACGCCTGGGACGAATTGATTGAAATGCCTGTGATATTAGCCATTTAACAGATTCTTGTATGCCTGCGCAAACTGATAAATTGCATTCGGACGAACTACTCTAATTTTAGATCTTTCTTCATTCAGAGTGGTTTCATATTGAAAATTTGAAATAGCCGTGAGGTCGGGGTCTGCGGTCCCTGGTTGAACTCCGGAACCACCATTCTGTATGGTCTTGCTTTCATCTATATTCAGAGCATTATATGAAATGAGACCGTTTGCGTCCTCGTAATGGTGCGGAGCATCGCGATGAGGATACACTCGGTATGTGGATACAATGTCTCCGGATACGGTACCAGCAATATTTTCCGAGATTAATTGATTCGGATCGCTCGTATCGGCAAGAAAATTACCAGTTACATCTCTTAGGACCAATTGGCACATCTGAACATTCTTTTCTTTTAGAATACCAGTGGCTCCCGATGTTGCTCCCACAATTGTTTCACCCTCAAAATAGGAGTGAGATGCCACATCAAATCTATCAACAAGATTAAATCTATCAGCCAAAGAATTTTCGACCTCGGCTATTAAATCATCTCCCGTCACAATATATTTTGGGCGGGTCTGAATAACCGTACCGCCGTACTCAAGATTCATATAATCCTCAAACTGCGTTCCCGTCATCGGCCAACCCGAGAGACCATTCTTTAAATTGTCGTTGCAGAGGAAAAAGGTCCAATAGTATTCCGGAGTACCGTAAAGAGCATTCGACACGATGTCTGGTCGGTCTCCGTCCTTAATATCATAATACTCGTAGGTAGAAAGATCATCAAAGAAGGTCTCATCGATCTTAATGAAACGGAATAGATCAATGATAGTCGTATCAATACCATTCTGGTCAAAATCGTATGTGGTTTTTGGAAACTGTCTAAAGAAGGCCATATAATTACTTTGAGAGTTTTTGGATTTCTTGACGTGTCAGAGCCTTAATCTCTTGGAATTGAATTCCGACATCTACCTCAAGCGGGCTTCCATCATCATGAAACATATTTGTTGAGGAATTGAATGTGGTTGTAAGACCGGTAAGATATGATGTATAGATTCCGGGTATAAATTTATTTTCATTCCCCTCTCCATTATAGAATTTAATATCCCATGCTGGAGGATATTCCATAATTACATCCTTGCCAATAGGATACATTTTTTCTTGAAATAACCGTATAATTTCTCTGGCTGAATTGGAATCTTTTAAAGTTCTGCTTACCAATTTAAAATTGAACTGGAACGAACGTATATTTGAGTTTTGGAAGGTGGCATTTGTATTTGGGGCAATTACCTGCTTACTTGCAAAATCAATTACATTCGCCACTTGTTCTTGTTTTAATAACTGTCTTGCCGCAATTGAAGCAGCTGCGGCACCTTTTAAACTTTTAGCTTTATCGGTCAAAGATTTTGCCGCGGTTGTTATTCCTTTTGTTACAGCATCAAGACCATCATTACCTTGTGATGCAGCAATCATACCTTTTGCGGCGGAGTCTCCTAAAATTCCTAAATCAATTGTTGAATACGCCATGGAGTCGGAGAAACTAAGACCCTGAGGAATCGGAAAAAAGATGCTTTTAGCATCAACATCTTTGCAACTAAAACGAATAAAAGGCCAAGACTTGGAATCATCTCGTAATTCTTGAGGAAATGCTAGGGTATTTTCTTGAGCCATAAATAGGTAATCTATTTATATGACATACAAGGGTACCTTCACTCCTAAGAATCCGTCCAAATACCGCGGCAATGTTTCAAACATCGTCTACCGTTCTCTCTGGGAACGACAGCTTTTTAGATGGCTGGATGAACGGTCCTTCGTGGCATCATGGTCCTCCGAAGAGGTTGTCATACCCTACCGTTGCAAGACGGACGGTAGAATTCACCGTTATTTTGTTGATGTAAAGTTTGAATTTGTTGATGGGCGTGTAATGTTGATCGAGGTGAAGCCCAAGAAAGAAGTAAGCCCGCCCAAGAATCCAGGTAAGAAGACCAAGAGATACATTACAGAGGTGATGACCTATGCCAAAAACATCTCCAAGTGGGAAGCAGCAACCGAATATGCCAGTGATCGCGGCTGGATTTTCGAGATATGGGACGAGGATATGCTCCGTAAGTTGGGCATAAAGATACTCTAAACACATATAAATAGAACTAATGGCAGTCTCACTCTTCACCACCTTTGAAAAAGAATTCAATTCCACGGGATTTGAAAAGCGTTCGGCTGAAGCAAAGAATTGGTTCGTTGAAAGAGTCAGAGAACTAAACGGAAAGATTAACCGTAGAGCCCTTCTAAAGGATGATAAGCTGCAGCAACGTTCCAAAGCAATTTGGGGCAATATGTACATGTTTGCGTATGATCCCAAGTTCAAGGAGGAACTGCCATACTACGACAGATTTCCTTTGGTACTGGTAATTGGTCCGGCTCC